GTGCTGGGCAAGGGCAGGGCAGAGCTTTACCGCGCCGGCACCATCACGCTGCAAGACCTGACTAATGGAGCGGGCAGACCGCTGACGCTGGCAGAGCTTACAACCAAGTATGGCGCCGTCGCCAAATAGTACGAATTGCCGAAATTTGTAGAGCATGCGGACTCGGTAGCGGCTGCGAAATGGGCGAAAACAGTAGGATTGTCAAAAACGGTAGACTATGGAAAGCTGGCCCCTCGTGTAGCGAACGAGGTAAACAAATCGCTGTATGAGCACTTGCGCGATTATCCAGAGCTGACAAAAAGCGTAAACTTTACCGGCTCGGCTCAAACGCTAAACAAAATGGTTGCCACGGCCAGCTATACTGCAAGGCTTGAACAGGCGAAAGCCTGGGCCGCCAGTCAGTCGATCAAGTACTCGGATTTGGAAATAGAAAAGATAGCCAAACGGTGGGCCACAACCCCCAAAACGTCCGGAGAATGGGCTTTTGCTAGAGCGCCTGCGCAAAATGGGGCGTATAAAGGCTTTGATGGCGTAGGGATCAATGAAAAGTGGGGCGCAAAAGCCGGCCTTGTAAATTGGGACGCATCGCTAAAACGCAGCGTGGAAACCAATTTTCATCCACCATTCACTGACACAATAAAGTCGGTAATGGATCACGAGCTTGGCCATAAAATGGACACCTTGCTCAATTTGAAGGCCGATCAGGAAATAATTAAGCTACACCGAGAATGGAAGAAAATGGAGTCTCCCGAAAAGGCTCTGAGCAAGTATGCAAAAACAAACATTGATGAGTTCATTGCGGAAGCGTGGGCAGAGGCTAGAAACAATCCGGCCCCCCGTCAAATTGCAGATAATGTTATGAAGGTAATAGATGCAAGATACCGCGAAAAATTCAGTGCCAAATAATCCGCCTATTGATCCGCGTTTTGATCCGCCGGCGCTTACGGATGTCTACTATTCTGTTGATAAAGTCGAAGAAATGCGCGAATTAGAGGAAGAGGCTGAGAAAGGAAAGGCCAAACAGTAGTCAGCAAACAACAAACAGACCCGCTTCGGCGGGTTTTTTTATGTCAGAAATTCGCGCTGAGCGCACAACCGCCTCGAGGGCAAAAGCATGGCAACACTCGACACCAGTTCGCAGGAGTTCAAAGACGCAGTAAAGGCAGCAGTAGACGAGGCGACGGCAGGGCTTGTCGCAAAGCGTGACGAGCTTCTGACGGAAGTAAAGACGCTGCGCAAAGGCAAGGCTATTGACCCTGCTGATCTAGAAAAGCTCGAAACCGAAATCGACTCACTGAAAGGCGAGCTGACCAAAGCACAGAAGGTCGCACAGAAAGCCACGAAAGAGGCTGAAACCGCTACCAAGGCGCTGGAATCCGAACAGGGCGCAGTGCGGAACCTGCTGGTTGAAAACGGTCTGACTGACGCCCTAACAAAAAGCGGCGTCACCAACCCCGCCCACCTGAAAGCCGCCAAGGCGCTACTTGCCTCCGGCGTGAAGCTGGAGCAGGACGGCGACAGCAGAATTGCAAAGATCGGTGACAAGTCGCTGGCCGATGCCATCAAGGAATGGGCCGGCGGTGACGAGGGCAAGCACTTTGTAGCCGCGCCAATAAATGGCGGCGGCGGCGCTTCTGGCAGCAAGGGTGGCGCGACGAGTAAGACCATGAGCCGCGAACAGTTCCAAGCCGCAGACCCGGCTACGCGCTCCGAATTTTCTAAATCAGGCGGAACACTCACCGACTGAGCAAGACCCACCGCACAAGCGGTGCAGAACAGCTCCGATTGTGTCGGAGAGTCTCAACGGCTGAGCCAGCGAGAAGCAAAAACTTTCCAATTCAATCAATCGAGGATTTAATCTAATGTCCAATACTCTTACCAATCTCTTGCCAGCTGCCTATGAAGCGCTGGATGTTGTATCCCGCGAACTGTCGGGCATGATCCCTGCCGTTCGTCTGGTTCCTTCACTGGAACGCGTCAGCACCGGCCAGACCATCTACGTACCTGCCGCCCCTGCCAACGCTGCCGGCTTCGACATCACGCCAGCAATGGCCGTGCCTGCTGCTGCAGACCAGACTATCGGCAACACTTCGCTGACGATTTCCAAGTCGCGTGGGATGCCATTTAGCTGGAGCGGCGAAGAACAGAAAGGCATCAACGCTGGCGTCGGTTACAACCGCATCCGCGTTGATCAGATCGCACAGGCTATCCGCGCTCTGGTAAACGAAGTGGAAGCCGACCTGTGCGGACTCTACAACACCACAAGCCGCGCATACGGCACCGCAGCCACCACTCCTTTCGGCACCGCTGGCGATTTCACCGACGCCAGCAACGTGTTGAAGATCCTGAAAGACAACGGCAGCCCGCTGAGTGACAACCAGCTGGTAGTGAACACCACCGCCGGCGCGAACTTCCTTGGCAAGCAGTCGAACTCCAGCGTGCAATTTGCTGACAACGTGCTGCGTCAGGGCGTATTCGCCACGACCGCCGGCATGGACATCCGCGAATCGCACTACATTTCCAGCGCCACCGCCGGCACAATGGCAAGCGCCACCAGCACCTCGGCTGCGTTCACTGTTGGCCAGACCTTGATCCCGCTGGCCACCGCTGGCACTGGCTTGGTTTCGGCTGGCGACGTAATCACGTTTGCCAACGACACCAACAAGTATGTGATTACAAGCGTAAGTTTTGCCGGTGCAAACCCTGCATCTGGCGATACGATCACGCTTGCACAGCCTGGTCTTCGCGTAGCACAGGGCGTTGCCACTCGCGCCATCACTGTAGTTGCCACCAGCGCCCGCAACATGGCGTTCAACCGCAGCGCAATCATTCTGGCAGCCCGCCTGCCGGCCCGTCCTGCTGAGGGCGATATGGCTATGGATGTGGAAGTCATTACTGACCCCCGAACCGGCATGTCGTTTGAAATCGCTGTGTACCCAGGTCAGCGCATGGTCCGTTATGAAGTCTCCGCAGCTTGGGGCTTCAAAAACATCAAGCCTGCCCATACCGCACTGCTGCTCGGCTGATAGACCGAGCGCCTTCGAACGAGGGCGCTCCCCCGATCTGCTGAGGAAATAACATGGCGCTTATTGTCGAAACCGGCACCGGCTCTGCTACTGCTGAAAGCTATATCAGTGTGGCAGACGCAACGACTTACCATGCCAATCGCGGCAACACCGCATGGGCCGCACTGGCTTCCGACACAGTGCGCGAACAGGTGCTGCGCAAAGCCACCGATTACATGGAGCAGGTATACAGAATGCGATGGGCTGGCGTCCGCGCCACTGCATCGCAGGCATTGAGCTGGCCGCGTGACGCTGTGCAAATCCCAGACTCGCCGGGCGGTTATTTTGGAATTCCGAACTACATTGAAAACAACGTTGTTCCCGATGCGGTTAAAAATGCCTGTGCTGAACTTGCGCTCAAGTCGTCCAGTGCCGACCTGTTTGCCGATGAGAATCGCGGCGTCTTGTCCGAAAAGATCGGCCCCATAGAAACACAATACGACCCGAACAGTTCGCAGACAAAACGATACAAGGCAATTGATGGAATGTTGAAGCCTTACCTTGAATATCCGCTGGGCATTGTGCAGGCGGTTCGTCGGTGACGTTTGATTACGGCAAGGCCGCTGCCACATCGTTGCGGCTGCTTACCAATTTTGGGCAGGCAGTCACGCGCACCACTTACACAGACGGCACGATGAATCAGGCGACCGGCGTGGTCGCTGTTAGCACTGCCACATCGTCACGCATTGGTGCGCTGTTTGACCTTGCCAGCGGCACTACCACCATGCGCGGCACGCTGGTGAACGCTGGCGACAAGGAACTGTATCTGGACGCCGAATCAGCTGTGGCGATCACTGACCACTACACCATCGGCGGTATTGAATACACGGTGCTTTCGTTTGAGGAAGTGAAGCCGGCGGCAACCGCAGTGCTTTACATGCTGCATCTGAGGCGAGCATGAGCTTTACCGCTGACCTCTCAAAATGGTGCAAGGACACAGCGCCGCAGTTTATTGATCGCGTGGTAAGAACCTCGGTTGTTGAGATTGGCAACCGTGTAGTGCTTCGGTCTCCGGTTGGCGATGCGAAATATTGGCAAAGCCCACCGCCGCCCGGCTATGTAGGCGGTCGCTTTCGCGGCAACTGGCAGCACGGTTTCAATGCCATTCCTTCTGGCAGTTTGGATGTAACCGACAAGACTGGTGACGCTACCATCAGCGGCATCAAATCGGGCGCACTGTCGAACCCCTCTGCAGGCATCACCTACATTGTGAACAACCTGCCTTATGCCCAGCGCATCGAAAACGGCTGGTCGCGTCAAGCACCAGAGGGCATCGTTTCATTGGTCGAACTTGAATTCCCCGAAATCTTCCGCAGGGCTTCCGCATGAGTGTTGTGTCAATCCGCGAAGCGCTGCAGACCGCACTTGCTGCAATGTCGCCTGCTCTTTCAACGGCATGGGAAAACCAATCATTCACACCGCCTGCAACGGGAACGCCATATCAGATAGTCAATATCCTGTTCGCCACGCCAAGCAATGCCACCTACGGCAGCGAGCATCAAGAACTCGGCTACATGCAAGTCAGGCTGATGTATCCGCCCCAGGCAGGGCCTGGCGCAGCTGCAGCACGCGCTGAATTACTTCGTATCACCTTCGCCAGAGGCGCAACCTTCACCGGCGGTGGAGTGAACGTGAACATCAGCAGGACGCCAGAAATTACACCCGGCACGATCGAAGATGGCCGCTATGCAGTAGTTGTGAAGATTCCCTTTTTCTCCCACATCCCTTAATTCCCAAACAACCACACAAACCTGCTTTGGCGGGTTTTTATTTGGAGCTATTCCATGCCCACCATTGCATCTGGCATCTATACAACCATCACCGCAAAGAAGCAGTCGGCGCTCGGTTCCGCTGTCTCTGGCGCTGGGGGTAAAACCGTTCGTCGCGTGACCGGCATTTTCAAGTCCGACCGCGACATGTTTGAATCAAACGAGATTGTTACCCATCACCAGTCCACCGGCTCGGCCTATGGCCAGCTGAAGGCTGATGGCAATGTCAGCGCAGAGCTGTCTGCAGGCTCATATGCCGATTTTTTCGGCTCGATCCTGGAAAAGGATTTTGCAGCAGGCGTTGCGATTGGCTCGCAAACCGTCACCTACGGCGGCAGTAACAACGCTTGGACCATAACTGGCACCGGCTTCCTGACCGGCACCGGCTTGAAGATTGGCGATGTGGTGCGCTGCACAAACGGCAGCGTCACCGCCAACAACTCGCGCAACTTTCTTATAACCGGCCTCACAAACACGGTTGTCACTTTCCGCGCACTGGACGAAGTGACCGTCACCAGCGGATCAAGCACCACCACCGTTGTAACTGTTGTCAACAAGAAAACTAACGCCCCGGTTACTGCCCATACAAAAGACTATTACGGCATCGAAGTATGGCGCTCGGATGTGTCGAAGTCGGAACTGTATAACGATATGCGAGTGGGGCAGATCGCCGTCAACATGCCGGCCACTGGCAACGCAACTCTAGCCATTGATTTTGTTGGCCTGAGTCGTACTAAAGGCACATCCCAAGTGCTGACGTCGCCCTCTGTAAGCACAACGGCGGTAATGGCAGCCTCAAACGGATTTATCTCCGTCAATGGCGTTTCGCAGTCGATCGCCACCTCGCTGAACTTCACCATTTCCAACTCTGCCGCCAATGCCGGCGCTGTGATCGGCTCGAACTCTGGCCAAGATGTAACAACCGGGCGCATCAAGGTATCCGGCTCGTTTATGGCGCAGTTCGATTCAACCACGCTGTCAGACCTGTATGACGCCGAAACCAACGTAGTCATCAGCGCCGTCATCATTGACTCCGTGACCGCAACGAGTGACTTTATCTCGTTCACGATGCCACGCGTGAAGATCACCAGCGATGCGCCGGACGATGGCGAGAAAGCAATCACCCGCACGTACTCCTTTATCGCTGAGTACTACGCAGCAGGTGGCTCTGGCGTGAACTACGACCAGACCATTATTTCAATTCAAGACAGTGCAGCGTAGTCCTGATAACGCTTTGCCTGCCCTATCCTGTGACCTCGCGGCATGGGATGGGGTGGGCATTCATTAACCGCGAGGAAATAACGTGAAGTCATTGAAAGACCTGGATAGTCGACAGGCGTGTGAAACGCCGTTCGAATTTGAATTGCAGATTGATGGCAAGCCGGCAGGCGTGAAGCTGTCAGTAATCGGCCAGCAGTCTGAAACATTCGAGAAGGCGGCGGCGGCCATTGCAAGCGAATTTGAGCTGGCCAAAAGCCTGCAATCCCCCGTCGATTTCATCCAGTCCGATCAAAGCCGCGTCCTGACAGCTCGGCTTGTCGCCGCTCGCATTGTTGGCTGGACAGGCATCAGCGAACCTTGCACGCCAGAGAACGCACTGGCACTGGTATCGACGAACCAGGACGCCTTTACACAAGTGCTGGCCACATCAAACCGCGTAGGAAATTTTATCAAGCTCTGACGGATGACCTGCTCGCATTCGCAGAGCGCGAATTTGTATTGAGCGAAAGACAACCTGACGGTTCAACAACACGCGACCATTTGATGAAGCTGGCTCGCATGACCGGCACCGAAGATCCACTACTAGCCACAGCACCACCACTCCCGCCCGCAGCCGCCCACGTTTGGCGCTGGTTCTGTGAGGCGCAATCAACATGCAAGGCAGACGAACGCATCACCGCGCAACTGTTGCAGTCGGTGGCGTGGTTCCTTGGCGTTGAGATGGCATTGTGGGAACGGCTGGCAATCCGTCGGCTTGATTCATTACTTTTCAAGGTGAGAAATGACCGAAGCCAGTCTAATAATTAAGGTAGATTCCTCACAAGCTGCTACAGCAGACAAAACGCTTGCGTCTTTGGCCAAGACCGGCGCAACCGCCGAAAAGTCCACTGATGGCCTGACGCAATCGACCAACGCGATGGCATCGGCTACGCGGCTCGCCATATCCGCGCTCGGCACGCTTGGCGCTGCACTGAGCGTGCGCGAAGTCATCCAAATGGCTGACGCCTGGCGCAGTGCCGAAAACCAGCTGCGGCTGGTGACAAATTCCGCCAGCGAACTGGCCGGGGTCGAGCAGAAGCTGCTTGGTGTTGCGAATGATACCCGGTCTGGGTATGAAGCAACCGCGAACCTGTATTCCCGACTGACCCGCGCCACGCAGGAAATGGGGCTGTCGCAGCAGGATTTGATCGGCATTACCACCACGATCAACCAATCCTTTGCCGTGTCCGGCGCAACCGCTGCCGAAGCCGCCGCCGCCATCACTCAGCTTTCGCAAGGCTTGGCCGCTGGTGCATTGCGTGGTGACGAATTCAACAGCGTTGCCGAGCAAGCGCCGGGCATCATGCGAGCCATTGCCGACTCGTTGAACATGACTGTTGGCGAGCTGCGCTCATTTGCTGCAGAGGGCGGCATCACGGCTGAAATTGTCGTGAACGCTTTGCAGCAGGCATCAGGCAAGATTGCCGGCGATTTCAGCAAAGCGAACATGACTTTCGGCCAAAGCATGGTTGTTGCCAAAAACAACATGCTGGAATTCGTTGGCGGCAGTGATGCAGTGCAAGGCTCGCTGTCTGGTGTTGGGTCGCTGGTAGTAGGAGCGACAAACCACATAGACGAGCTGGCGGCAGTGGCCGGCATTGCTGCGCTTGCATTCTCGGCACAGATGGCTCCTGCATTGATCGCCACAGCCACACAAATGGGAGTCGCTACCACTGCCGCTGGAGCACTACGCACGGCCTTGCTGCTGCTGACCGGCCCTGGCACTATCGTTGCTGCCGCCGCTGCCGGAATGTATCTACTTGTTGATTCCCAGAAAAAAGCAGCCGATGCTGCATGGGAACAGGCCGCTGCGTTTGACGGAGTGCGCGCAAGCCTTGGTCAGCTGACGCAGCAGGAACTGGCTAAGCAGATCATGGCGCTCGACCTGCAAATTGAAGCCACCAAAGCAAGCATAGACGCCGAAACCGTCTACCGGCGTGGCGTAGTGATCCAGACCGAAGAACTGCGGAAGCTCAACCTGCAGCTGTCCGTCCACACCGACAACCAGGCGATGCTATCCCGCCAGCTTGACCGTGTGCAGGCAGGGTGGACGGCCACGCGCTTGGAAATCGTGGCAACAACTGCGGCCACCGTAAAACAAAGTAGCGATACCGAATACCTCAACGGCGTCTTCGCGGCCAGTGCCGTTGCGGTCAACAACACAGCCGAAGCCTATCTGCGGCTCATGGGCATCACCGAAGATGCGACGCAATCAGCGAACGCAGCGGTTCAAGATTGGGCGGCAGAATTGAAACTGGCCAGCGCAGACGTTACCGCGCTTGGCGAAAACAATGCCGAAGTGACGCAAGCTGGTGCCGACGAATGGCGCGATTTCAGAAACTCGGTTTCAGACGCATTCGCTGACATGATCCTCAACGGTGAATCTGCCGGCGATGCAATCGTGGCCAGCTTCAAACGCACCTTCAACAAGATCCTTGCTGACTTCGCAGTCTCCGGGATTATGGGCATGTTCACCGGGCAGGGCATGGGCGGTTTCAGTCTGGGCGGCGCATTGTCTGGCGCTGGTACGTCCGGCAAGATTCTTTCGTCTGTGCTTGGCATGGGCGGTGGTGGCGCTGCTGCCAATTCAGCGGCAGGCTATGTGGGCATGATGGAAGCAAGCGGCGCGTCATTCGGTGGCGCTGCAGGCGGCGGTATCGGCGCTGCGGTATCCGGTGGCCTGAAATCTGTTGCAGCCGGCGCGTCGAACCTTATCAGCGCGATTCCCGGTTGGGGCTTGGCGCTCGGTGCCGCTGCTCTTGCAATCAGCCAGCTGG